AATTAACCGTGAATTGATTCAGACTATGACTTCCAATGCTATTAACACTGCTACAACAGATGGTACTGTTCGCGCTACTAAAGATATTAGTGTTACTGTTGGCGACACCGCCACTGGTACAATGAATGTTACAGACGGTCGTTGGGAAGTTGAAACTTATAAAGCGTTGATTACACATATCGAGAAAGAAGCAAATCAAATTGCTCTCGACACTCGTCGTGGTAAAGGTAATTTTGCTATCATCGGTACAGGCGTTGCTGCCGCATTAAATGCTACTGGTTCAGTCCAGTATGGTAATGTTGCAAACGTAGGTATGGAAGATGTAAACGGCAATTTGTTCATTGGTACTCTAAATGGTATGAAACTTTATGTTGATCCATTTGGTGTTCAAGGTCAAGTAGTTGTCGGTTATAAAGGTTCTAACGCATATGATGCAGGTATTTTCTACTGCCCATACGTTCCTTTAAGCATGATGAAGACAATTGGTGAGGATGATTTCCAACCACGTATCGGTTTCAAAACTAGATATGGTATGGCTGTTAATCCATTTACATCTGGTGACAGTGGTAAAAACGTATACTACAGAAAGTTCGCGGTTGTAGGACTGTAAACCTCTGATATACATAAGAACCCCCTTCATTGGGGGTTTTTTTTCGTATAAATAATAGTATGAGTAAAAACTTCTTAAACCCAACAGCATTTGTCTTAACATTAGATAATCTTAAATATCCTAATGCGGAGTTCACCGTACAGACAATGATTCTTCCAGACATTACTGTCACTGGTGTTCCTTTCGCAACCCCATCAAGAAACATTACGATGGCCGCTGATAAGATAGAATACGGATCATTTGAAGTGTCATTCCTTGTGGATGAAGACTTAACCAATTACAAAGAAATACATGATTGGATATATGGACAAGTAGATCTACAAACCGTCCAATTCAGGGATATAACATTATCAATATTATCCTCGGCAAATAACGTTAATAAAGAAATAAAGTTTGTTGATGCTCATCCAATAACACTAAGCGCACTTCCATTTGATATAACTACAACGGACGTAGAATATCTTACTGCAGTTGTGTCCTTTGAATACAATTATTTTCAAATTTTTTAATAATTGACTTTTAACCAATAATAAGGTATAATAATAATATGAGTTATAGTAAAAAAGTATTAGATCATTACGAAAACCCCAGAAATGTGGGGGTAATGGATACGAAAGACCCCAACGTAGGTACTGGAATGGTTGGTGCACCAGCGTGCGGCGATGTAATGCGATTACAAATAAAAGTAGATGATACTGGATTGATTAAAGACGCCAAATTTAAGACATATGGTTGTGGTTCTGCCATTGCATCATCTTCTCTCTTAACTGAATGGGTTAAAGGAAAAACACTCGAAGAAGCATCCCAAATTAAAAACACAGAAATTGTCGAAGAGTTAGAATTACCCCCCGTCAAGATACATTGTTCTGTCTTAGCCGAGGATGCTATTAAAGCAGCGATTAATGACTTACGAAGTAAGTAGTAATGACATTATTAAGTAATGTCATTATTAATTACCGATGATTGCATTAATTGTGATGTATGTGAACCAGAATGCCCAAATGAAGCGATTTACATGGGTGACGAAATTTATGAAATAGACCCAGATAAATGTACAGAGTGTGTTGGTCATTTCGATTTACCACAATGTGCAGAAGTTTGTCCAGTAGATTGTTGTTTATGGGATCCAGATAATGTTGAAACGAAAGAAGAATTACTAGCTAAGATAAAAATATAATGATTAACATTGAAGAAGTTCTAGAAATGTGGAAGAAGGATTCGATTATTGATGAATTTAAACTTGACGATACCACAATTATAAACGCTAGATTACATTCTAAATATCTAGAGATGATTACCATCACCAAGATCCAAAGGAAGAAACGTGACATGGTTTATAAAACCCTTCTTAAAGATAAGTGGTTGTATTATAATGGTAAATTATCCAAAGAACAAATAGACTTACTTGGATGGACATACGATCCATTTGGGGGACTCAACAAACCATTGAAAGGGGATATGAATTATTATTATGATTCAGACACCGACATTCAAAAATCACAAGCAGACCTAGAATATTATAAAGTACTGGAGGACACACTAAAAGAGATACTAGATACGATACGATGGAGACATCAAAGTATTAGCAACATTATTAAATGGCGCTCTTTTGAAGCAGGTGTGTAGTGAATGAACTTACAATTCGAGTAAAAAATAACACATACTTAACAGTTGATTGTGAAGATAAAGGTATTCTTCATGAACTAGCAGAGTTCTTCACATTCTATGTTCCAGGATATAAGTTCGTTCCATCATTTAGAAATAAGATGTGGGATGGCAAAATCCGACTTCTCAATATGAGTAACCAAGAAGTCTACGCAGGTCTATACAAATACATAGTACAATTCTGTAAGGAAAGGGATGTTCCAATTGTAATAGAGGAAGACGAACACAACTACTATAACAGACCAGACATTGAATATAAAGATGATATAGACTGGATTGATAATCTCCCTATTTCTTCTGGTGGTAAAAAAATATACCCAAGGGATTATCAAAAGGATGCGATTCAGTACGGTTTAAGAAATAGAAGGGGGATGTTAATATCCCCTACCGCTTCTGGCAAGTCCCTTGTCATCTATCTACTCATGAGATACTTCCTTGAACATAATAAGGAAGATGTCCTTATCATTGTCCCAACAACATCTCTTGTAAAACAGATGTATGGTGACTTCGGTGATTACTCACAATACGACGAAACTTTTGATGTCGGGAGTATGTGTCACCAAATTATGGCGGGATTAGATAAAGGTCATAAGTCTAAACGTATATACATCTCAACATGGCAAAGCATATACAAGATGACATCAGGGTATTTTCAGAAGTTTGGAATGGTTGTGGGTGATGAAGCGCATAACTTCAAGGCAAAATCTCTTACTTCTATTCTCACTAAATGTACAGAGGCAAGATATAGGTTTGGTCTTACAGGAACATTGGATGGTTCACAAACCCATAAATTAGTTCTTGAAGGATTGTTTGGCCCTATAAAAAATGTTATAACATCCAAAACATTGATTGATAGGGGAGATCTAGCTGATATATCTATTGACATCATCCTCCTTAAACATCCTAAAGAGATGTGTCAACACGTGAGTAAAATGAAATACCAAGAGGAAATGGATTACCTCGTATCATATGCTCCTCGGAACAACTTCATTAAAAACCTTGCCATTGACCAAGATGGTAACACCCTTGTCCTATTCAATTATGTAGAGAAACATGGCGTACCATTATACAGGTTAATAAAAGATGCATCCCATAAAAAACGTAAGATATTCTTTGTGTCTGGTGAGACAAAGGCAGATGTCCGTGAAGAGATTAGGTCAGTGACGGAGACAGAAAAGAATGCTATCCTTGTATGTTCATTTGGTACATTCTCTACTGGTATCAATATTAAGAACCTTCACAACATTATCTTTGCATCTCCTTCTAAATCTCAAATAAGAATTCTACAGAGTATAGGTAGAGGATTAAGAAAGAGTGATAGAGCAACAAAGGTGTATGATATTGCTGATGATCTTCATTGGGGAAGAAAAAAGAACTTCACCCTTAAACATTCTGCGGATAGAATAAGAATATATGCAAAAGATAAGTTTAAATTTAAGATACACGAAGTTCAATTATAATAAATAAAGGTATGGAAATAGATCAAGCAAATGTAGATTTTAGTGACTCTGCTGCATCACGAGTATCCAGTATGAAGTCTGATAATGAGAATCTACGTGTTTATATTACGGGTGGAGGTTGTTCAGGGTTTTCGTATGGGTTTCAATTAGATGAAAAAGAAATAGATGGTGATGTTTGTGTAACAAAGAACGGTGTTCAATTGCGTATCGATCCTATGAGTTATCAATATCTTAATGGAATAACAATAGATTATATACAAGATCTACAAGGTGCACGATTCGTTGTATCAAACCCTAATGCCAAAACCACATGTGGATGTGGTTCAAGTTTTTCAATTTAAATTAGTATAAATAAAGGTATGGAAATAGATAAAAGATTATTAGATATAGAGGATATGCCTATTAAATACTTTAAAATGATGAATGGTGATTCCATTGTATCTTATGTGCATGATATTGATTTAGAGAATTCACTTATAGCATTAGAAGAACCTATGGTTGTTACCATAGATGAAGATTCTCATTATCAATTCTCTCCTTGGTTTCCATTCTCTAAAAGGAACATACACTTAATAGATGTGTATAATATAATGACTGAGGATGATGTAGATAATGATATTAAGTCTACCTATATAAAGGCAATATCATATAAAGTATGTTATAACACTGTCCTTACCACTGATACTAGACATTAGAAATATTATTCTATTCCGGCGACCTACAAGCTCTAGTATACTCTATTTTACATAAAAAGTCAAGTTTATATTTAAGTTTGACATATTGTTTAGAATAGGGTATAATATATATTATGGAATTATTATAAAACGATATTATGACTGAAAAAATGAAACCAAGAGATAAACCGCATTATGTTAATAATAGAGATTTTTCATATGCGGTGGTAGATTATGTTAAGTCTTGTGTAGATGCTACAGAGAGTGGCGAGACCAGACCTAAAGTGCCAGACTATATTGCCATATGCTTTATGAAGATATGTGAAGGACTTTCCCACAAACCTAATTTTATTAGATACACATATAGAGATGAAATGGTTATGGATGGGGTAGAGAATTGTCTTAGGGCAATACATAACTACAACATCGAGACTACCACACGAACAGGCAACCCCAATGCATTCTCATACTTCACCCAAATAGCGTTCTTTGCTGCCATTCGTAGGATTACCCGTGAAAAGAAACAACAAGATATTAAGGTTATGTTCTTAGAACAAGCTGATATTGAATCGTTTATGACTTCTATTGATGTTAATTCACCTGTTGACCAAGCATATGTCGATACATTACGGAATAAAATTGCTGCTATCAAAGGGAAAGATTCGGCAATTAAAAAGTTTGGAAAGGAGGTAAAGAAAAAAGAAAAGGAAAATAAAAACTTGGAACTATTTTTATGAAATTATTAGTTATTGGATATGGTGTCGTCGGTACGGCTGTGTTCAAAGGGTTGGCTGATATCCATGATATGGATGCTCACGATCCACCCACAAATAATAAAAAAATGAATTATGATTATTACGATGGTATCATTCTATGTTTACCAACACCCTCTGGCAAATTGGGTGAGTGTGATGATTCTTTAGTATACCAGTATTGGAAAAAAATCAGAAGTTATACTAACACACCAATTCTATTAAAGTCCACAACATCTATTGAGTTAATAGAAGATATTAAACACGATTTGGACGTTACATACAATCCCGAATTCCTGACAGTAGCAAACTCTAAAGAAGAATTTATGAATCAAAAATTCGCAATATTTGGTGGTAATCATGCTAGGTTCTGGTATGATATATTTATCAACGCCGGTATTAAGATAGGTGATGTGAGGTTTACAGATATTGTTAAAGCTGCATACGCCAAGTACGCTATTAATTGTTTTCTTGCGACAAAAGTTGTGTTCTTTAATGAATTGAAGAAAACATACGGGAGTTCTAATTTTGACGATCTTACCGAATTAATTTCACTTGATTCTCGTATTGGTAACTCACATATGATGGTTCCAGGCCCTGATGGAGAACTAGGTTTTGGTGGGATGTGTTTTCCAAAAGATATTAATGCATTTGCATATTCATCTAGGTTATCTGGGGCCCCATTTGAGTTGCTTGAAGAGGTTATAAAAATTAATCATGAATTGAGAAAATAAAACTAAGTAATACCTTAAACTTATAAATATAAATAAGGTATAGATATGTTTAAGTTATTTTTTCAAGAAACTAAATGGTTATTATTAATAATCTCAATTTTAATTGCGGTATTACTTGCTAATGTCTTTTACTTTATATATAAACAAGGTGAATTAGAGAGGGATACTAAAGGAATACCTGATCAAATATGGCGAATATATGAACCCATAGAACCAGAAGGGTTAGTTCTCAAACAACTTACTGAAACTTTATACAGTTTAACTGGAACGGTACGAGAAGGGGATTGTGAAAAGATTGTCCCACAACTACCCAATGATACCCCATTTGCATTAATACTAGAATCACCTGGAGGATCTCTCGTTGATGGTGGTTGTCTAGCATCTCACATTAAATTACGAGATGTTATTACTATAGTAAGGGATACTCCTGTTCTAGATGAAGAAGGCAATATATTATATGAACCTGGATTAATTAATAAAAAAGATAATGAAGGAAAGGTCATCTGTGCATCTTCCTGCTCTCTTATGTTCCTTGGTGGGGATATAAGATATTTAATAGGAAATGTATGGTTAGGTATACATTCTCCAAGAACTCCCGACGACGCAATAAAGAATATTAGCAAACGAGCTTTAGAATCTAGCTCGTATAGAACAGCTGCTGCATTATTACTGTTATTAGAACATCTTGGGGTGATGGATGATAAGTTAAGATTACTATTCATTCAAGTACCAGCTACTACAATGTATTGGCTTAGTCCATCTAATTGGGAGGAATATCCTACATTGAAAACGATAGCCACCCACTATAGAGACTTCTGGGGAGAAACCACAGAAAATGTCTTTTCTACTACACAACAATAGGAATATATTATGTTAAAATCATTTTTTTGGACAAGTAAGAATGCCTTTTACGCATGGGCGATGTTGTCATTATTATTAATTATTTCATGGTATACAGTAGAGATATTGGTATACTATAATAGTTGGAATAGAGAAATTTATGATGCCATCCAATCTCTTAGAGAAGACAGGTTTTGGACATTATTTTTGGGGTTTGACCTTTCAAGACTAACCGACTTTATTATGCTCAAAGAAGATATAATGCCGTCGTTCGTAGAGATTATCGCCTTGTATACGCCAATAGCGGTATATGCTTCATGGCAAACACAAAGATACTGCTTTAAGTGGAGAGAATCAAATACTCACCACTATTTAAATAGATGGAAAGATAGTCCTGCAAAGATTGAGGGTGGTTCTCAACGTATTCAAGAAGACCTGATGATATTTGGTAAAGTTCTTAATGGACTATTTACTGGATTCTTCTCAGCAATATTAATACTGTTTGCATTCCTTCCAATTCTTTGGGAATTATCAGAAGGCCTTCCTATTTGGAACGGTGAGATTATTCCAGGATTCTTGGTATGGGTCGCACTTTCGGTGTCGATTGGCGGTACTCTTATTTCATTATTACTTGGTTGGAAACTACCTAAGCTTGAATATGATAATCAAGTAGTTGAAGCTAAGTTTAGAAAGCAGTTAGTATTTTCGGAAGATGATTTTAAAGCGAGAGCAACAGACTTACTCTTCCCTATGTTTAGTAATGTCAAGAAGAGTTATTACAGACTATTTAATTGGTACATGGGATTTGGTGTATGGCAAACAGCGTTCAGTTTATGCGTAGGTAATCTTGCGTTAATCGTTCTTGCCCCAGCATACTTTGACCAATTAATCACACTTGGTGTTTTATTCCAAGTGCTGAACGCCTTCGGAAGGGTAGAAAGTTCAATGGGATATTTTATAGACAGATGGACTACAATTGTAGATTTCCTATCTGTTATTCGTCGTATCCGTGAATTTAATGTAGCTCTGGACGAGGCAGAAAAAGGAAAGTAGAATGAGAAAAAAAACTTTACTTAGGTGGTGGTTATTTACATCAATCATCTTATGTGCTATAGTTCCATTATGGGTATTCGAGATATTTAAAGATATCTATGAAGCCGATATAACAAGTATCAGTTTCGTAATTTATGGAGTATTTTTACTATCAATGATGATCTCGGGATTAGCTGCCTATCGAGTGTCATTAGGGGTAAATAACCAATCCTATACGGAAAAGACAACAAAATATGTGGAAGTTTGTTGGTTCCTTTCGGAGACGATGATGACTCTCGGACTTATTGGTACTGTTGCTGGTATGATATACCTGTTTGGTCAAATCTTTATTGAGATAGACCCATCAAACCCAGAAGACCTTAAAGCTGCATTAAGTCATATGGCAACTGGATTATCTACAGCAATGTATACAACAATATGTGGTATGGTTGGAGCACTTTTAAGTAAGGTGCAATTAATGAACATTGAATTTGATATGGATATGTCAGATGGACAGAAGAAGATTTAAAAGTTTAACAGCATTTCTAGATATGCTCTGGATCCTCTTAGCAGGGTTTGGAGCAATGTTCATAATTGCATATCTTTTAATTCAACCACCAGCAAAGAATGCCGATGTCATAAAAAGGGCGGAATATATGATTGTCCTTGAATGGGAACATACTTCAACAGATGATATAGACTTATGGGTAATGAACCCGAAAGGTGAAGTAGCTTGTTTTAAGAATAAAACCGCAGGCTTTATGAATCTTGAAAAAGATGATTTGGGAAAATCGAATGATACTATAGTAGATGAATTTGGCAATGTAAAGGTAATAGAATTAAATAGAGAAGTAATAACAATGAGAGGGGTTACTCCTGGTGAGTATCAAATTATGATACACGTATTCTCAAGAAAATATGATGGTAAGAGTCCCGTAGACTATGTTGAAGGCCCTGTTAAATTTAGGGTAGAAGTAATTAAAATTAATTCATATGAAGTAGTATATATTCATACAGGAGTGTATAATAAAAGGGGTGAGGAACATTCTATAGTTAGATTTACTGTTAATAGTGACGCTGACTTCCTTACATATAATACATTAAAATCCGACTTTATTAAAGCCATCAGACCGACATCAGGAGGATATCCAGCAGGAGGCCCGATTTATATAGAACAAAACGGTGGTGCTTATGGGCCTATATCTGGAAGTGGTGAGGAGGATAGCGGTCATTGAGATGTGTTTGTTTTTAGTATTCATAGTCATAATTCAATTGCCATTAACCCTTTATGGATACTGGATGTTTTGGACGGGATTTGGAACAAGAATAACAAAAGAATATAAAACTAAAAAGGATGGATTTGAAATAGAATATAAGATAATAAAAAATGGGTTTTTTGAAGAAACAAAAAAAAGATATAAAGTAAAGAAAAACAAACTGATTAATATAACAAAACAATTATGGAAATAGATATAGAAACAACTTGGCAAGTATTGATAATAATGATTTTTATACTTATGTCATTTTCATTATTTGTTATGATACGTTATGGTAAGGAGAGTAAATGGTTATATCTTTTTATCCCTTTTATCCTTTTCCTTACATTACTAACACAACCAACCATTGATAAGATGTTAGGGTATCCAATTTACACTGACGAAATTAAAGATGAACTATATATCTCACACATTGTTGGAGTGAATCAGGAATGGATATATATTTGGTCTGTTGATACATCAGTGTCTTATATACCAAGGGCTTATAAAATAGAATATACTTTAAGTAAAGAGAAAGAACTAGCAAAAGCCAAAGTAAACCAAGGACAAGGAAGACCCCAAGGAATAACTCTAAAGGAAGATCTTCATGAAGAAGGAGAGAGAACAGAAGAGGCTTTAAGGCTTTACGATTTTGATAAAATGAAAGGAGTACGAAAAAATGAGTGAAGAACAAATGATATCTCCACCGCCTATGGTGCCAGAAATGATACTTCCCAAGATGGATTTATTATCAAAAAATATCCATATCTTTATGGGTGATGTTACAATGGAAAGTATGGGCCCATTAGTTGATTGGATTCTTAGTGCTAATATGAAAGATACCCCACCAAAAGAATTAACACTTGGTATATGCTCAAGGGGAGGAGATCTAAATGCATGTTTCGCCCTTGTAGATATTATGCGGGGTTCGTCAATTCCTATTAAGACTGTAGGACTTGGAATGATTGCATCGTGTGGACTCCTTATGTTTATTTCTGGTACTAAGGGTAAAAGAATCCTCACACCAAACACAGCAATTCTATCTCATCAGTATACATGGGGTTCAATGGGTAAAGAACATGAGTTGTTTGCTAGGGTTAAGGAAATGGAATTAACCACTAAGAGACTTATCAACCATTATAAGAAGTGTACTGGTCTTTCTGAAAAACAGATTAGACAACATCTCCTTCCACCACACGATGTGTGGTTGAGTGCACATGAAGCTAAGAAATTAAAGCTTTGTGATAAGGTGTCAGACATATATTAACTAGACATTTAAACTTGACATTTATGTAATATTATAGTATAATATAATGACAAACAAAGAAAAAATAGATACCTTAGAATATTTTACAAGAGGTCATTATTCGTCAGAACAATATTATGCATACGGTCTTTGCAATTATTTTGTGTTATTAAGGAAACCAGAAGCTGACCTAGAATTTCTAGATGAATTAGAAGATGCTTCAGACCTTTCTGATTATGCAAGGGACGTGGTTAGATATATGTTTGCAGAGAGGATACATGATTAAAATAGGATTTACCTGTTCTCCATTTGACTTACTTCATGCCGGCCATATTGAGATGTTAAGAGAATGTAAGCAGAACTGTGATTATCTCATAGTGGGTCTCAACATCAATCCCTGTAAAAAAGGGAGACACCCTGTACAATCAGTAGTTGAACGTCATATTCAGTTGTCAGGGGTTTCTTATGTTGATGAGATTATACCATACTCAACCGAAAAAGAATTAATATCTTTACTATTATTAAAGAATCCTGACGTTCGATTTGTCGGGGATGAGTATAAGGATATGCACTTTACTGGTGACCATCTATCAATTAAGATATTCTATAACAAGCGTAATCATGGATTCTCTTCTGTAGAGTTGAAGGATCGGGTGGTTGAATCTAAAAGCACTGAATTTATTAAAGGCAATACAGTAGTTGATAACGAGGTTCTAGATAAACTAAAGGTATCATCAACAACACTTGCGCCAGGAAAAACTACTAAGGGACATTCCCATGATGATATTGATGAAGTATACCATTTCATTTCGGGTGAAGGTATATTTTGAAAACGCCGATACGCTCCTTGATTTCATTCACGGGAACACCCGATCCCTGCGCGGCAGATGCCACCCCCGTACACGATGATGTT